TTGAAGGATTTGAGTTTATTTTTCCTAAAGAGATCATGGAGGTTCTTGAAAGAGCACATGTTTTTTCAAAAACTGAAATAAAAAATGTAATTTCTGAAGCAGTTATAGAAATCGGGAAGAATCGTATTAAAGTATCCTCCAAAAATGAATCTGGTTGGTTTGAAGAGGCCGTCCGGAATATTTATGATGGTGAACCAATTAAGTTTACTGTCGGGGTTGATTTCTTGCGTGACCTTTTTTCGAAAGTCAGGAATTGCTTGATTAGTCAGAATAAAATTTGTTTTCAGGGAACTAACTGGGTTCATGTTGTTGCCACTTTTGTGGTGGAGGCGGAGTAAATGCGGGGATTTTTTGATAAGGAAAGAATTCAAACGCCCTATAAATCAGAAAAGGGAATACTTTCCTGTGTTTCTTGTGGTCTTTATAAAACTGCGCAAACTCCGAAAATGGCTCCTTATGGACTTGGGCGTAAGAAAATAATGGTGATTGGCGAAGGGCCGGGGGAGGATGACGATAAAAGAGGAAAACCATGGCAAGGGGAAATTGGTCGGGTTTTGCGTAGAAAATACCAAGAATTTGGAATAAATCTTTTTACGGATTGTATTAGTTTGAACGCGGTAAATTGTCGGCCAGTAGACAAAGACGGGAATACTCGATACCCAAATGATCATGAAATTGCCTGTTGTCGCCAAAAAGTTATTCGGGCAATTCGGCAGTACCAACCAAAACTTATTCTTTTGCATGGAGGGGCGGCGGTCTCTTCTTTACTAACCGGGTATCGATGGCGAGGAGGAAAACCAACGGGGATAAATGCGTGGAGGGGGTGGACAATACCGGACCGGGAATTTCAGGCCTGGATTTGTCCTACTTTTCATCCTTTTTTTGTTACTAAGAAAGAGGAGAAGAATGCGATTGAGGTTATTTGGACCAATGATTTGCAGCAGGCTTTTTCCAAGTTGCAGGAACCATTTCCTGCGTTTATGAACGATGAGGATTGCGTTGTAATCAGTCATGACCCGGGATCAGTTTTATTTAAGATTTTGAGAGAACGCCCTTCCTTGCTTGCTTTTGATATTGAGACCACTGGAATCAAGCCGTATAATAAAGAAGATCATAAAATTGTTAGTATTTCTTTTTGTTGGGAAGAAGGACGAGCTTTCGCAATTCCATTTCCGGAAGAATCAAGGCATTTTAGATTGTTGAAACGGATTTTAGAATGTCCAGAGATTGGAAAAATTGCTGCTAATATGAAATATGAAGACTCTTGGCTGAATGTTCTTCATAATATTCACGTACAATCTTGGGTTTTTGATACTATGCAAGCAGCCCATATTTTGGATAATCGGCCGGGCATTACTGGTTTAAAGTTCCAGTCATTTGTCAATTTTGGTTTGCCTCAGTATGATCAGGACGTAAGTCCATATTTGCAAAGTAAGGCACCGAATGTCCCAAATAAAATAATGGATTTGGTTAAATCTGAAACATTTTTTAGAAAACTTCTTTTGTATAACGGAATTGATAGTTTAATGACTTATCGACTTGCTTTGAAGCAAATGAAAGAAATTGGTCTTGAGCGTGATTTTAGTTTTTTTGGGAGATGATCGGGTCTATGAAGATGAAAGCGACTACTCGGGATGCATATATTTTGGTTCATAAAGGGGTTTTATCTCTGGCCAGAGCCGAACGGCAGGGTATTCGGATTGATATTGAGTATTGTGAAAATCAAAGAAAAAAACTGACTAGGAAGATAGATTATTATCAAAAAAAACTTGCAGGGACAAAATTTTATAAACGATGGCAATATATTTATCGTGGAAAAACTAATGTATATAGCAATGATCAGCTTTCAAATGTTTTATATAAGCACATGAAGATAGACCCTCCAAAATTTACTGAATCTGGTCAGGGGGCGACTGATGAAGAGGCGCTAAAACGACTTGGCATTTCGGAATTAAATTGGATTATTGAAATGCGAAAATTAGCAAAAATTCGGGACACGTATTTGGAACAATTTATACGGGAAACGAATAAAGATGGTTATATGCGTCCATTCTTTAATTTGCATACTGTTCGGACTTTTCGAAGTTCTTCATCGGACCCGAATTTTCAAAATATTCCCAAACGAGATAAAGAAGCGATGCGGATATGCCGGAGAGCTATATTACCCAGACCGGGTCATATGTTAGTAGAGGCAGACTTTTCCGCTCTTGAGGTTATGATTGGTGCTTGTTATCATAAAGATCCTATTATGATGAATTATCTCCATGATAAAAATTCAGATATGCATAGCGATATGGCAAAGCAGATATTTTTCTTGGAGACTTTAGATAAGAGTATTCCTACTCATAATTTATTGCGACAAGCGGCAAAGAATGGTTTTGTATGTCCTCAGTTTTACGGGGATTATTATGCAAATAATGCTCAGTCTATTTGTGAATGGGTAAGACTTCCAATTAATAAAGGAGAAAAAAGGTGGTCACGTAACTGGGGAATGGAGTTTCTAGATGGGTCGACTATTGCAGAGCATTTTTGGAAAAATGGTATAAAGTCTTTTAATGATTTTGTTGAGCACATGCGTCAGGTGGAAGATGATTTTTGGAACCGGCGTTTCCGGGTATATCAGCAATGGAAAGATGATTGGGTTGCCCAGTATCAGCAAAAGGGATATCTTGAAATGCTGACTGGATTTACGTGTTCCGGGGTTATGCGAAAAAATGAGATTATAAATTATCCGATTCAGGGGAGTGCTTTTCATTGTTTGCTTTTTACTTTTATTCAACTCGACCAGATAATAATAGAAAAAAAATGGGATTCAAAATTGGTTGGGCAAATTCATGATTCGATCGTTATTGATGCTAATCCAGAAGAAGTTCCTCTTCTTGAGGAGGCACTTATTAAAATTGTTAAAGAGGAATTACCCCGGACGTGGAAATGGATTATTGTTCCGCTTGAGATTGAGGTGGATGTTTATGGTATAGATAAACCTTGGCTGAAAGACTGAAAGGAGGAAAATATTATGAATACTGGTAGTGAAAAGGTTTTATATTTGAAGTACCGACCCCAAACTTTTGAGGAAATTGTAGGGAATGAAGATATCGTTGAAATTCTTCGGCACCAATTGGCCAGAAAATCTTTAGGAAGAAGTATTTTGCTTCATGGGCCTACTGGTTGTGGAAAAACGACTCTGGCTCGAATCATTGCAAAAGAGTTAGGGGTAAAGGGTGCGGATTTGCATGAGGTGGATTCTGCAGATTTTCGGGGTATTGACACCATAAGAGCAATTAGGACCCAGAGTAACTATAGACCTTTGGAAAGTCCTTGCCGGGTTTGGATATTAGATGAGGTCCACCGCCTAACTCAAGATGCCCAAAGTGCTTTGTTAAAAATATTGGAGGATACTCCGAATCATATTTATTTTATTCTCTGCACTACTGACCCGCAAAAACTTCTTTCGACGATTCGGGGCCGATGTTGTCAGTTTCAGGTTAATACTTTGACCGATAAGCAAATGAAAAGGCTGCTTTATCGGTCGGTCAAAATGGAAGGGGAGACTCTCAGTAAAGAAGTATATGATCAAATCATACAGGACAGTGCAGGTCATCCTAGAAATGCTTTGCAGATTCTTGCTCAGGTTTTGGCTGTACCTGAAGAGAAGCGCTTAGCAGTGGCCAAGAAATCTGCGGAGACGCAATCAAAGACTATTGAGCTTTGTCGGGCTCTTATGACCAGGACTTCTTGGGCTAAAATTGCTAATATTCTGAAGGGTCTTCGGGATCAAGATCCCGAACAGATTAGGAGGGCAGTCCTTGGTTATTGTCAAAATGTTTTGCTTAATTCTTCTACTGGAAGGGGGCAAGCACCTTTGGCTGCTATGATCATGGAAGAATTTATGGAGCCGTTTTTTAATTCGGGTTATTCAGGTTTGGTATTTGCTTGTTTTAGTGTTATGTGTGGTGAGGATTGAAAAATATTTTTTCTTAATGAAATTTAGTTTATTTGTATAATAGATAATAGAGAGTTAATTAAAGGAGGGAAAATAATGAAATCAGTTAGGGGTATAATGGTTAAAACGTGGAAAACTTTTGAAAACAAAATTCCACGTAAGTATAAGACCCAGGCTCTTATTACGAATATTTATTGTACTGGAATTTTCATTTTTGTAATGATTTTAGCAATTCAAAGTATGGGACAAAGGGCGGCAATTAGAGAATTGGCCGGTGTTATACGGGAACAACAAGAAAATATTAATGATCTTAAAGGGCAAGTAACTCTTTTTGAAAATAAACTTGGTGATTTGGAGAATCAAGTATACCGGCAAATGGAGTTCATTGATCAGTTAACCCTGATTTATGAGCGTATGGCTTTTTCTTCTTACGATAAATTTCATTTTTCTGATGATCAGATTTGGGGAAAGGCATGGGAACTTGTTTGTGGCTCTCTTGCGTATGATGCTCCTCTTGAATATGTTATTGCAGCAGCGGCTAGTCAATCATTTCAAAATTATTCAGTTCAAAAAATTGGTACTTCATTTCAGCAAGTTCAGGGTCAAATAGATCAGACTCCCACAATTTGGCCAGTTTATGGGCGCATAAGTTCTAAATTTGGTTCTCGAGTTCATCCTATTTATAAAAAGCGTCATTTTCATCAAGGGATTGATATTGCGGTGGACACTGGAACTTCGATTTATGCTACTGCTTCTGGTCGGGTTTCTTATGCTTCTTTTTCTGGCGGATATGGATGGGTGGTTATAATTAATCATGGATCTGGAATTCAGACTCTTTATGCACATAATAGTAAGTTGTTAGTTAAGCAGGGGCAGTGGGTTCAGAAAGGAGAGGTGATCGCCTTGTCTGGACAAAGTGGAGTAGCCACTGGCCCGCATCTTCATTATGAAGTGATGATTTCTGGAAAACGAGTTAATCCTATTGCATATATGTGGCAGGATTTTGAGACTCCTCATTTTGAGGATGGATCACAAATACCAAATATTGTTTTAGCTTCGATTCCTTCTCGTTCAAAGAGATCATTATATAGTAGATAGGAGGGGCAATAATAAAAATGGGATTACGGGAAATGACATTATTTGGCACGATATTGATTTTCTTTTTTGGTTTTATTGTTGGGGGCGGTTTTGTTTATTTACTTCAGGGATATATTAGACGAGAAGTTTATAAGAGATCTCTCAAATTTTTGATTAATGGTATAAAAGAGGAAGGTCGTTTGCTCGACGCTGGAATTTGTCCTTTTTGCTTGAATAGATTTGAGCAGGGGAGTGATTTGGTTGAGGGTCTAGAGAAAAAAGGGGGAATAAATTCCTCTCCTCTAAGAAAGAAACCGGATTTTAATCCACCATCTCAAAAATTGACAAATCAATAAAAGGGAAGGTGAAATGTTTGACTGACAGGTTTGAAAAACTTGGTTTAGACTATGAACGGGATTCGACAATTGATGCTAATGCTTTAGATGTTGAGTGGCTGAAACAGTCTGAATTGATGCGGAGTTATGCAAAATATGCTGCGTATACTCAAAAAGAACTTGATATGGCTAAAGAACGATTAAATACTGGAAAAGCTGAAATTGAGATGAAAATTAGGCAGAATCCGAAAGCTTATGGTCTTGAAAAAGTGACCGATGCCGCGGTTCAGAGTGCCGTTTTGCTCCAAGATGAATATCAAAAATTTTCTCGATTATATATTAATGCGAGATATGAAAATGATATAGCAAATGCCGTGGTAAGGGCCATTGATCAGAAAAAAACTGCTTTAGAAAATTTGGTTAAACTTTTGGGGGCTGCATATTTTGCGGGTCCTCGAATTCCACGTAATTTGTCTGTAGAGTGGTTGAAGGAACAAGAAAGGAGGAATCAGAATAAAAAAATAAGAATGAGTAAACAAAGAACAAAAACTCGGAAAAGAGATGAATAATATAATAAGGAGGAAGATATTTTGGTAAAAAGTAAACCTACGAGAGCGAAGAAGGAAAAGAAGTTTAAGTTTCGGGGGGCAGTTAGCAGAAACGCAGCTAAACAATCAAGGGGTACCCAGTATGGTCATTTGTCTTTGCCCAAAGGCATTGGGGTTTTTCGTGAAGAAGCGAAGTCTCGGGTGCTTTTGGATATTATGCCCTATGAAGTGACCATTTCTAATCATTTGGACCGGGATGATGAATATGAAATTGCAGTTCCTGGTGCGCTTTGGTATAAACGTCCTTACTTTCTCCACAGAGGAATTGGACCGAACAATGAAACCATTGTTTGTCCTACCTCGGCAAAGCAAAAGTGTCCTATTTGTGAATATAGGGCGCAGTTGCTTAAAGATGGAAAAGATTGGCGGGATGAGGCTGTTCGGTCTCTCAAACCTTCCATGCGGAATCTTTATGTCGTAATTCCAAAGAAAAATAAAAATTATGAAGAGGTTCCGCATATTTGGGATGTTTCGCAATTTTGTTTTCAAGACAAGCTTAATGAGGAGATTTCCGAAGATGAAAGTTATGAAACTTTTCCGGATTTGAAAGAAGGGTACTCTCTCCGAATTAGATTTAGTGAAGAGCAGATTGGTTCAAATAAATATGCTGAATGTTCTCGTATTGATTTTGTTTCGCGTGAGGAGGTATATGATGAGTCTATTTTGAGTGAAATTCCTCATTTGGATGAGGTTTTGGTTGTTCCTTCTTACGAAAGAGTTGAGGCTCTTTTCTTTGGTGGAAAATCGTTGGAGGCAGATAATGAGGATGAGGACGAGGACGAGGATGATATTTTTGAAAAGAATCTTGATGATTTAGATGAGGAAGAAAAAGAGGAGGAAGAAGAAGAGGAAGAAAAAGAGGAGGAAGAAGAAGAAGAAGAAGACGAAGAGGAAGAAGACGAAGAGGAAGAAGACGAAGAGGAAGAAGACGAAGAGGAAGA